GCCTCGTCTAAATAAACTTTGTGGTACTTCTTGCCTAGCATATTATCTACGCTGTCCCAAGAGTATAGTTTTATCTTTGAGCCATTATTAAACTTAACTATTAGCTCGCTAGCATTTTTATAGGTAATAGTGTCGCCTGCTATCTTAAGCAAATCCTCCCACACAACATCTTTAGCGTGGCCATAGGTAAGCCCTACATAAGCAATAGTTATATTTGGGTATTGCAGACACCAAGATATAGCGTCAATAAGTATAAAATAAGTTTTGCCTGTTCTACGGCCACATCTTAAAATCTTAAAGCGTGCGTCGCTATCGGCTACTGTCTTCTGCCAAGTCATCAGCTTCGGCATTGTTATTGTCTGTTCTAAACTTTGGCTGTTTTGCATAAGTGTCCTCTATTATAACATTTATAGCTGCCCCTTCATTGCCAGTAAGTTCTTGCCTTTGAGCAAACTCTGACTTACGCTTGCGTTCTAAATACCATTGAGCAACCCTTACATCATTTTTAATATCATCTGTAACTTTTTTGCGTGCTGATAAAATTGGCTCATTTTTCCAGTTCTCAATTCTCTGCGAAAACTCTGGGTTTTTCTCTAAATAGTCATATAATGTTCTTTCGCCTATTTCCGCATATCCGCAAGCTTCAGCATTTGTAGAGCCAATTAAATACGCTTGTCTTAATTTTGCTATAACTTCATCAGTAATTTTGATTGGTCGTGCCATTATATATACTCCCAAGCTGTTGTTATTCTGTTTACACTTGTCTTATATGTCTTATTATCTCTTATTAAATCATTTCTATTGTGTAGCAAGCCAGAGCCAGAGCCTACTCTGCCCTGTCTTTTAAGTTGCCAATGCTCATTATTTTTTAATGTATAAGCTAGAGCTGGAGTGCTGGTTACAATTCTAAATCTTTTGTTTAGTTTTGTATAATAGTCGGCTACAAAATTAAGCAATCTGTTGCCAATGCCAATACCTTGATAATCTGGTAGAGTAACTAATCTATGTACTCTCAATATATTTTTTGCTCTTGGGTGGGGTTGTGTAATCACACTACAAAAAGCCACTGGTGTTTGTTTATAAAAAGCTACAAACTGATATGCACCTGTCATATTGCTGTGGTTCATATAATGATATTTGCTAAAAATATTCCAGTATCCTTTGACTCTGTATATGTCCAATGTAATTTCTGGTCGTTGGTAGTTTTTTTTTGAGCCATTTGCATTGTATTTGTATTGAATACCCAATCAGGTTCTAACCATTCAATAATATCTTCGTGACAACTTACTGCTATAAATTGCTTGTTTGATTTTCTTACTGCCTTTTGTACTGCATAACTGCCAATCTTTGCAATGTTTCTATCAACTACAGATGTAAACTCATCAAATACAATCATTTCTTTTTCTTCTAGTATTGCTCTTGCTAGGTCTACTCGCATTTTTTCGCCATTGCTTAATACATTGTATGGCTTTAACCAACTTGGTGGGCTTGAAAAGCCTACACTGTTGAATATTTTTGTAATTGTTTTTATATCACAGTTTTTTGGCATGTCATCAAGTATATTATCTGCTGTATATACAAACTGAGTAATATAGTTATTTGTAAACAATTCTTTTGCTATTGTTGTTTTGCCTGTACCTGAATTGCCAAATATTACGCCAACACTCCAATTCTTAGGCAGTGTAATGTCACCAACAAAATGCTCATCATAATTAGCTGACGATATATCAAATTGACCTATTACATTTGCAATTCGAAATGAATTACTTGGTCTGTTTTTTCTTACAATGTCAAAACTCGGCATTTGTACCCCATTTCTGTTAATTTCTCAAACGCTTCTTGTTGTTCAATTTCATTTTCTACTTCCAAAACAACTTCAAAAGCATTTTTTAATTCTAAATCATCATCATTTCCAGTTGATAAATCAAGCGGTTCAAGTTCGTTCAATCTTAAACTATTATAATTATCATCAAGTTTTAACTCTTCAAGTATTTCATCTAATTTAAGCTGGTCATATTTGCCGCTTATGGCAGTAGAGTTCATTATTACATTAAGCTTTTTTTCTTCATGCTTGTCTAAATCTACTAAATTGCATACAGCTTCTGTCCAGCCTAAAGCTTTCATTGCGTTGTAGCGCTGGTGGCCAGATATAATTGTCATGTCTTTATTTACAATTAAGTTTTCTTGCTGACCAAAAGTTTTAAGGGAGGTTTTAAGTCCTTCAAATTCATCTTTAGTGATAGTGCGTGGGTTGTACTCAGCTGGGTTAAGCTTATTAAGTTGTAATGTTTCTAATTTCATAATGCTCCGTCCTTAAAAAATTTGTTTATAATTCCACTTGCCATCGGTCTTTGCGAATTCTGCATTGCAGGTGCTGATGTCGCTTGGCCGTATTATACCATTATTTACTTTATGGCCAATATGTAAGTCCATATCAACATATATGTTTTTAGCCATACTAAGTCCCCAATTCACATCTGGTCCCCAATACTCACCATTATAGTCGCAAATGCCTTCTAGCCATGTCTGTGTGGGCGAGAGCAAGCAATAAAAGCCAGTAGCGTCTACCTTTTGCAGTCCGTCAAGCTTATAGTCTACACTTTTGAATTTTGTCATGTCACCTTTGAAGTTCCAAGCGCCTAGGCAATACAGGCCATGTCTGCCAACTTGCACGCCAGATATATAGCCAAGATTGTTATCTTTCAAATTATTGTAGTGGTGTAGCAATGTTTCTAGCGTGTTAGGTGGTAATTCGCAATCGCCCTCAACCTGCCAGACTAAATCTGGTTTATACTCTAGCACTAAATCTTTTAATATATCGTGGTTCTCGGCTATTCTAACTCTGCGTGCCGCTATGCCTTGTGCTGGCTCTCGGTCTATGAACATACATATATTAGTCGGTAAGATAGTCTGAGCGTCTATCTGGCTCAAGATATAGCTATCATCTTCTACTTGTCCGACACATAATACATTCATAAGTCATGTAACGCTTCCTGCCATCGTGGCAATAATGTTGTCCAGCTTATTGTATCAGCTATTTCGCTTGCCTGCTGGCTTAGGTGTTTCATGTCCTGTGTTCTAAACCAAGCCATTTTTTGTATAAGCGCGTCATAGTTAGCTTGATATATATCTACTGCCGTTCTCGGCTCAAACCTGTCTACAATGCTTGCTGGCACAAGCCACTCAGCTGGTAGCAGATTATTGTTAGGTTCTATATCTGTCATAATTACTGGCATTCCACTAGCTAGGGCTTCGTTCAGCGGTAGACAATTGCCACCATATTTTCTAGGCATTACTAAAATATCGCCAAGCTGGTAAAGCATATTATTGTCTTCTATATTGTCATAGATAGTTGAGTGCCTATAATCGCTACGCAAAAGCCTTGAGTAATCTGTCGACTGAGTTGTGACTGTACCTTCTGGGCAACACTGCAAAAAATCTATTGTGCCATTTCTGTCGTGTACTGCTGGCTTGCCTGCAATATGTAGCATTCTGTGAGTCTCTCTAATTCTAAAAGTAATTAAATCTCTGTCTACTGGGTGGTGTATATTTATAACTTTAGTGCCTCTGCTATTAGCGTGATGTCTAATCTCGTTAAACTTCCAAACCGACGGCAATATAATCAAGTCTGGCATATCGTATTGAGGGTATATTATATGGTCATAAAATTCAGGGTTCTCAACACAAACTGTTTTAATGCCGCGCTGCCTTGCTCTTGTATAGATAGCTAAATTATAAGGTGTTTCTGCTGTCAGCAGCACATCGGTGTCATCAAGTATTGAGTCAATTCTATCGTCATCTGGTATGCCTAATATTATCTCAGCCCCGGGATACATGCTATTATCTTGCGGCTGGCCGTTTAATATAGACAAGTCAATTACGATAGTTTTGTTTGGCTTTAAGTGCTTGTAATAAGCCTGCGTTTGATAACCAAGTCCAGTTTTGTCTGCTCTAGCTAGTAGTGTTAGTCTCATTTCTACACATCGTCATCTGAAGTATATTTCAAGCCACCTTGCCTGCCGTCTGTTGTATAACTTCTTTTAATATTTTTATCATTAGAGTAGTAAATCCATAGCCTGTGTTTGTTCCAGCCAATATTGCCGTATATTAAATAATCTTCATTTACTATGCCGTGAAAATAATCTTCTATAAAAGTTCTTTTAGGTACAGCTGGCAAGACTATGTCTTTGTAATACAGTAATGTAGTTAAGTGCGGTCGCTGGCTCCACTGATGTGTGCGCATAAAACCATCTTTATCGCCGAGCATTAAATGTTTATGGTCTTCAGGTATGACTGCTTCGTGGTGAAATCTTATTGTATTTGCTTCACCGCTAATAATAAAGTCAATACATTTCTGCCAGTCAATCTCTTGGTCTGTAACAAGTGGGCAATCGCCTTCTACATAAAGAATTAGCGGTGTCTGTATATATTGCAAAGTCTTGGCCATCATTGTGCTTTGGTGACTATATTTATCAAATATTATTGGCAATATATTTTTATATTTATGCAAGCAAAGCCAAAGTATTCTAGTTTTATATTCTTCATAATCTTCTCGCCTGTCTTCTTGCTCTGCTCTAAGGCCATCTATTTGCATTATTATTTCACAATCAGGCAAGTGCTGACGAATAGAGTTAATGGTTTCTTCTATAATATGGGTGTCTGGGTGGCTAGGTAACACGCTAGTTACCAAAATGACTGTTATATCTTTATACATTTAATTGCCTCAATACTTTTAATTTAAAGTTTCGTTTCCACATAATCCACCAAGCTGTTTGTTTATGCAATCTTCTAGGGTAGTCATTAAGGGCTTCTGGTATCATATTGTATAATGAAGACCAATTTGATGTTGCTATAAAAGATGTAATCTCGCTGAATAACCAATCCCAATATTCATGCACTTCGCCGTCTGGCGTTCTGCTATCTGCTATTACTAAGCTCATACATTCTAAAGCCTCAAACAACCTAAAGCTATCAAGCACTACGGCCCCTGACGGCGCTGGTGCTATTTTAGCCTGCGCTAGGTTAGTGTAATATTCTTTGAAGCTTAAGCCTTGTGTAAAGCCCTCAGTTTCAACTAAGTTTATGTTAAACATATTTATTTCTTTTATCTCATTAAGGTATTTGGCAAGCTCCTCTCGGCGCTGGTGTGTTATTTGTCCAGCAAAAAATACGTCATTAGCTTTTTTAACTGGCACTGCCATTGCTGATAATATTTCTTGCATATGCTGTGGGTAGCCTGTGCCTAACCTGTTAAATCTATCGTGCTTGTCTAAGTGAGGGTTTTGTACCCATATTTCTATATTGTTGTGAGTTATCATATCTGCATTGTAATCAGCTTCTTCGTCGCCCATCAAAAATAATACGACTCTGCCAATTTTGGATAATTCTTTATTTATATTTTTTTCTAAGCCTGCGTGGTGCCTAGCTGGGATTATTACAATAGCTCTTTCATCTTTTGGTAGTTTGCTAACATTTTCTATATCAAAATTGTTATCAACTAAAAAATCTTTTAAGAATCCAAAGTCCCATTGGTCTGCAATGTTTGCTTCTTTATTTAGAGATAATAAGTAAGCTTTCATACTACCACCACTCCGTCAGGCCATATCTTTTTGCCAATACTTCAATGCTAGTGTTCTCGAAATAGTCAATTGGCTTATCGTTAAATGGCAGGGTGTAGCCCTCTGCGCCTTTATCGCCACCCCATTTTGCTTTGTAATATTCTAGTAGCGGTGTAGCTAAAGACAAATGGCTATGCTTAGCTATTGCTTGAGATATAGCATTTACCCAGAATATTGCCCAAGTTCTTTTTTGGTTTAATATCCTAAGTCTAAATGAAAAGTCAATATCTTCAAAATATGCAGGGTAGAAGTTTTCATCAAAGTAGCCAACCTCTAAAAACAAGTCACGCTTAAATGCTATCAGGTGCCAGCTGTGGCCTTCGGCTTCTATAATCTCAAAGCCCTTATAGGTTGCTATCTGTCTAAGTAAGGTAGTCTCTTTCATTACGCCGAACAGCATTGAGCTAGACATTACTATCAAGTAGTCAATATTTTTTTCTACAACTTCTCTTGCGCCAATATTCCAAGCCCTTGCAACGCCAATATTATGATTGTCTGCGTCTCTATAAACTCTTAAGCCATAATAGTCATCGCCTAAGCCTTCTTTAGTATTATCTACTATTAAAATATCTTCTTTGTTTACGCCGCAAGCATTATTGTCGCTGAGTATAGACTCAATACATTTTTCTGCGCTCTCTCGGCTTACAACAGGTATAACTAACAATACAGATATATCAACTTCATGCTCATAGCCTACAAGTGTGCCGTGAGCTAGTACTTGCATGGGTTACCGTTTGG